AAAGCTAATAACATTTGATTCATACTATATGTTCCTCTCTTAATTTCTTAGCAGTCTTTACTTTTCCTGAAGAAGTTGTATACTCATCAGTAATTCCTTTGCTACCTGCTACTAATAGGTCATCTTGATGTCCTACTGCTATTATTACTAAACATAATATAACTACGAATCCCATTGATTGACTGTTATTGTTTAGTAAGTCTATGAACCACGATGCGCCCGAAGGTAGCAACATGGATGTTACGAGAGCTAATAGCCCTATTTTTGCTGTTAATACTATGTATTTCATTACATTTCCTCTATTTTGTAGTTAAGACCTTCTGCGCCTTGTATTTCTACTATTTCGCCACTCTCAGTTCTAAACTTTAAGTGTTTGTCTGTTTTTTTAATGAACTTTCTTACTATAAACTTTTGGTCATCTGAGTCGCCCCACACTTGATTGTAACTCACATCTAGTCTGTGAAGCGTAATAAACAGAGCTTTGAAAGCAATCCATAATTTCTTCGTTGTTTTTAAAAATTTTTTCATCTGTTTTCGTTCCTTCGGATTTTATCCGTGCTTCTAACTGTTGCAGTCTTTGCCAGTTAAGTAATTCTATTCGTTGAGTTTCTAGGTATTGTTCATGGTAATCTTTATGATTATGGTAATGTAGACTAGTCGAAAAAGTTAGCGTTGCTAATAAAAGCAACACTAATCTTTGATTAATCATGTACCTGTTGATGTTGATGTCGAGGAAGAACTATTAGTATTTGTACTAGTAGTTGTAGCTGTGACTGTAGTAGTCGCAGTCGTAGTTTCTAACTCAGCAATTATATCAGCTACTGTAGTAGCAGTCGTAGTTCCTGAAGTTGTTCCTGTATTCGTTCCTGTGCTAGTATTTGTACTAGTAGTTTCTGTAGCCGAAGTAGTATTAGTATTTGTACTTGTTACTAAAGGGGCTAACACTTCTGCTAACACTTCAGCCGTCGCTGTAACTGTTGTTATATCTACTGCTACTTCTTGTACTGGTACTATTGCTGGTACTTCTTCTTTTGCATCTTTGGGTTGTTCGTTATATCCCCAAATCAACAGCATTAATAATAATATATCCATTATTTCTCCTGTATTTCTTCTTTTTTCATTTGTTCTTGGACTAATTGTACATATTCTTGTACATATTCCTCGAAAGTCATTCCTCTTTCAGTCGCGTGAGCCATAGCCATTGCTAGTTTCTCTCCGCTAAGTGTTATCTTAGGCATGAGACCAGTCTTTAGCTTCAAATAGTAACGCTTCTGCTTCCCTTCTACGAATCAATCCATCTAACACTTTTCCGTTGGCTTTGTTCCAACGCTTAATTTGAGCAGGCACGTCGTCGTACTCGCCTTTATTTAAGACTGTTAACATAGTTGAACTTCGTAAATTGGTTGGACCGAGGTTGTAAGTCCATGATACTAGTGCATCAAACATGCACTGGTCTATTGATATAGTAACGGCGTCTAGTACTGCTTTTTCATACTCTACTAACTCCTCTACTAACATTGATTCGGCTTCGCTTTGTGTAATTTTCATACTCTCTGTTACGCCTTTGGTGTGTCCATATCCGATTGTAAGAACTCCAGCAGCACATTTGTACGCTTCTAGTTCACAACCTTCGAACTTTTTAATAAGGGCTAAACCCTCTTGTGATATCTTCATAATGTAAAACTTTCTCCACAGCCACATCTGGCTACTTCATTTGGACTTCGAATCTCAAACCATTGGCTCAAGCCTTCTTCTTTCCATTCTATTGTAAGTGAATCCACATAACTGAATGTCATGGGGTCAACCGCAACGATTTCATAAAAAACCGCATCACCTGAAACATTTGGTTCTTCCAAATAACTCAGGTCATACGAATATCCATTGCATCCATTCGGTTTTAGGGATAATCTTATCCCCCAGACTTGCTTATCAGCAATTCTTTCTTTTAATTTGGCTAAGGCTTCGTCTGTAATTTCTATCATATTTGTACTCATTGCGGAGCGTACCGATTAAGGTACGCCACGACTTAGGTCTTTTGACAGTATGCTAAAACAATTGTCCAGTGCTAGCCACTACGGCTATCCCGAACAGCATTATCAAGGAAAACATTGTAAATGATTCCTCGAAGTCGTCATACTTTAACATACTTTGTCTAACAAAATTAAGTGCTTTTCTCACTATTAATCTCCAATACTTTACGATTGGAATTTGGAGTCTTAGACAAAGCGATTGTCAATAGTCCGTCTGCTAACAGAACAGAGTCAACTTTCAAATCGGCGTTCAATCTGAACTTCCGTTCGAAAGATTTGAGACTTAGACCTTGGTGAGAGAATCTTTCATCCTCACCGAGTTTTCGTTCTTTTTTCCCCTTCAAGAGCAGTTCATTATCTTCATGAACCAACTCTATTTCGTTTTTCGACCAACCTGGCAGTGCAACTTCCAAACGGAATGTTCCATTTGCCACATTTTCGACTATATTATATCTTGGGTAAGATGTTTCCGTGTTGTGTAACAACATATCATTATTCATACCTAACCAAAATTTCGATATATCAATCGTCATATTATTTCTCCTAATTTCCTTTACAGTAAAACTATGCCCACCCTTGCGGTGTGGACGCTAATGTGCAAGAACCTTTTCTTACACTTATATGTATTATACTAAAAAGTCAACCAAAAGTCAACAACTATTTTTTAGTTAGTCCTCGAAGTCTATCTTACCCTGCTCTTTCATATAGTCAAGCGTGCTACTTATCCCTTCCTTTTTACCCCACATATATGCCAAGTGTACACTTGCCACCAATACGATTAGGTATGCTATATCAATGTCCATAATTTTTCTCCATAACATATATTATATCTAAAGTATAAGCATAAGTCAAGTTCTTTTTTATGGATTCTCAAAAATAGTTCTTGACACATGGTTTTGAATTTGATATAATAACAGTATGAAGTTATATAAGAAAGGTACTTGGACATACAAAGAAAGAGAAGTCCTTAAAAGCTTATACAACACCATGCCCCTAACCGAGTTATCCAGTAGACTCATGAGAACAACCTCTGGCATAACATCACAAGTAAACTATCTTCGTAAAAGAGGATGGGCGTTTCACAGGAGAAAAGATGGATAACATTATAGAATTCCCACGAATGAAAAAAGCTGACGACTTGAGCGAGAAGCTCATTTCTGCACTGGTTAAAGAAGCTAACAAACAAGGACTTGATACACTCAATGCAGATTTCGTTTACGATATGGCATGGGTATCAAAGTTTATAAAAGCTACTGTAGATAATCAATGTAATATTGCCAATGACCTGTATCGCCTCACACGAGCCCAAGGATTAAATGAGAATTGATTGCAAAACAGTCCCTATAGAAAAAGCTATAAGGATACTAAGAAGAAGACTTGACCGCGATGGTCGAAAAGAAAGACAAGTAGAACTACAATTCTACGAGAAACCCACTGCTAAAAAGAAGCGAATGAAAGCAGCAGCAAAGAAAAGACAACAAAAAATAACAGCAGACTACGACAAATTTACTAAACGAAGACCACGACACTCTCGATAGAGACTTCCGTCATGAAACACCTCAAACCCTTTTCCAAAATTAATGCTAAAGAGAAGTCACTTAGGTTTCTCGACTTTTGTAGCGGAGCTGTCTTTGGAATATGTATCTACTTCTTACTGGTACTTAATTCTTTGAGTGAATTTTTAGAACAGACAGAATTTAAAAGACTCTCGTATTCTCTCTATGAAAAATCGAAACGAATTAAATCTTTTTTCCTGAGAGCAAAACAAGAACAATATATTTTCTACACAAAAACTCTCAAAGCTATACGCAAAAACATACCCCTCTGAAAAATAGTATTTGCAATTTTGGATAACTCATGGTAAAATATTATTATCTAATTCAAGATAGATACTACGACAAACAACAACTTATCACTATCGCCTACTAGAGCATTATCGAATGAAAAACATTAACTTATGCTCGTCGCGTAAGCGTAAGAGCATACCTTGTTATTTAGACGATTTATGCGATAGGTTATGATTTATCTTGTCAATTATATCACTCCCAAGAAAAGCCAACTAAAACTAATACGGCTTTTCACCAATCCCAAACTTTCAAACGACTTAACTACAATTGCGCCTAAGCGAAAATTTATTTTAACCTATAATTTACTAACTACTATAAGTAAATAACTTATATACTTTAAGTACTTATATCTAATTACTACACTATGTTACAATTTTATTGAAATTATCCCTAGTATGTTATACACCCGCCGCAGGCTTAAGTGTCTTTGTTTAAATTATCCTCGATTTTATTACTAGCGTTACAGTGTGAACACACCCGCTATGGTTTGCCAAAATGGAGCGAGATGAGAGAATCGAACTCTCCTCTACTGGTTGGAAGCCAGTCATAATATCCAATATACTAATCTCGCAATGGTGGAAAGAGTAGGATTCGAACCTACGGAAGAATTACTTCTCCTCTTACTTAGCAAGCAAGTGCTTTAAGCCACTCAGCCATCTTTCCTTGGCGATTCAGAAGGGACTCGAACCCTCAACTTCTGCCGTGACAGGGCAGTGCTCTAACCAATTGAACTACTGAACCTTTTCTCTAGTTTTGTTGAACCATCCGTAAGTTTCTTACTTCTGTTGTGAATGTAATATTTTCATCCTTTAAAGTAATCCCTAGCTGATTATTCAACTGTGCAATAGGTTGAGGACTAGATATAACCTCAAAATATTCTCCATGCTCTACTATAATTTTTCTCAACTTGTCATTGTTAGGAAATACTTTAGCGTATCGTTTATCTCTTATTCCCATTATTCACCTCTCCATATTAATTGAAGTCCGTCAGTGCCTTCTTCTCCTCTAGCTTCTAATTCCCTTAGCATTGATACTAAGTTGCTCAAATCAGCTTTAGGACTTTTCTCTAATCCAGCTATGGAACTAGCAGACATATCTAAGATACCTGCAATCTCCTCTACCAACTCTTTCTTAGTGACTGGGTCTTCACCAGCTTTTGTTTTGTATACTGTTTTCTTGTACACCCCTTCTCGAGACAGCTTACCAATTATAGATTTTGCACTCTTGTCCAATTCTTTACTTAGTTTTTCTACTGTTTCTCTTGTAGGATTTGCACTGTATAAACCTGTCATATACTGCACTTGTTCTTCTGTATAGTTTATACTCATGCGAACATCCCCTGCCCTATAGACTCTAAGAAGGCATCTTCTTCTTTAATAATTTCTTCTACTTCTAAGGTAGTTAACTGCCAAGTCTTAGCTAAGTCTCGTATTATTGCAGGTTTACTACTATTGGTTAATAGTGCTTCTTCATAATCTATATGAATACATATTTGCATACCTTTATTTAACATCAGCACTCTCCCTTCCCATCAAATCAATCAATTCAGTTATGGTTAATGTAGCTGGTGTTAGAGATTTTACTGACTTTCCATCTGAAAACAACTCCTCGACAGCAATAGAACCATTATTATAGGAAGTTTCCCATGTTTTTACCCCGTTTTTGATCAAACAGGACATTTCTTTAGCACTTTTACCCCACTTCTCAGCTCGGATAATATTGCGTTGTTTATCTACTTCTTTATTATATTGCATCATCATCATCCTTGTTGGCTATAACATACATACTTAAAGCAAATACTACACACGTAAGAACAAATGCCATTACAAATTCATCATATGTCATTAGCTGTCCCCCTCTTTAACGAATATCCCGTCTACCATTTTACCTTTCCTGTCTTTGATATCTTCATAAGCTACCTGCAGACACTCTTCTAAAGTAGTACCTTCTCTCTCAGCAATATTGATTAAGATAACAAGACAGTCTCCTATGTCATCTTTGACATCTTGTTGCTTACATACGCTGTCCGATAGTTCTCCTACTTCTTGTATTAGTTTTAGTACTTGATCTTTGCTTGTCGCGCCCTCAATCAAGTTCCTGTTGTGATGCCAGTACGACACCTTTTGTATTAGTTGTTCCATTTATCTCCCTAGTGTTTTTAAATCTGTTTCGGTTATATACTGATAACCACCTTTGTTGTAGGTAATACCTACTTGTTTCTTTCTTTGATGAGCGATAGTTTTTGCACTATTCTCACCACATATTAAGCATGCTCTATACCCTAACTCTGCGCGTGCAGGTGGTATTCTATTACCGCAGTTACACAACATCTTCTAGTTCCTGTACTACTTCTCTATTTGTTATAACTTTACCACTAGCTAAATGAACATTCATCCATCGTGGGTTCTTCTTCAGGATAGTACGCCCATCCCATTGTTTAACATACGCACCCTCTTCAGTTGTGTCTGGGTGAGTAATTTTGACTACTCTTGAGCCATTTGTTTTCATTCCAACACGCACATGGGTGTTGGGGTTTCTTTTCCAATAAGTTAACATCATATTCTTTTTTCTCCTATAAATATAAGCCTATTCCTTCAGAACTAATTCTTTTAATTCTTTCAGAATACGATTATAGTCATTGGTTAATAAGGTTATATCCTCATTAAGCATATCCAATTCTTGCATAGCCATGCCTAGCTGTACCTCAACTTCATCTAATGTCTCATTGAGGGTAATCATACGACTACCCTTATCTAGTTCCACTTTACTTGGGAATTGTATTAGTTTTCCCACTATTTGCCTTGCCCATTGTATTTCTTGAACGAGCGTCTTTTACTCTTGTTCATGGTTGATGTGCCTACGTTACCTTTGCCCTGTGATGTTTTCTTTTTCACACTTGTTCTACTGAGATCTTTTCTAAATCGTACTGCCATTATAGAACTCCTACTTCAACCCAGTTGACTTTCAGTCCTCTGCGAGCAAGCTCGTTTAGGCACTTCTGTTTAACTTTAGGCTTCTGCCCGTTATTTATGTAGGTTATCAACTCCTCTTTAGGGGTAGTCTTTAGGTAGTAGTGTTTAGTGACTACTTTGTTAGAGCCACGAGTTCTTATTCTCTCTGTTGGTTTAAATTTAGCTGGCATTATGTTCTCCTATCATTCTGTTGTTTAAAAATTGTTTGTAATTGTCTCGTTTTGCGACTGAGTCTTGGTCGAATTCACTTCTTAGTCTTAGGAAGGTAGAGTACTTAACAAAGTGTCCCTTATTCATGTATAAGTTGAAGTCTGCTGATCTGCCTGTAGCGACCAGTTGTTTTTGGCTTTCATGTAGTTTTATCACTATCTACCTCGCCCTGTCATTTTCTTCTCGACTTTGCGAGCAGTTGGCATATCTACTTTAGTGCCTATGATGTATACTTCTTCTTCTTGTTCTTTGACTACTTGTGCTGTAAAGTCTCCTTTCCAATAGCCGATTGCATTTCTGCGTGTGATTTCCTTGCGGATGCCAGCTCCAACTGTACCCTGCTCGCCTTCGCGAGATAGTAAGTCTACTGAATCTAATTGCATGATGTCTAGTAATTGCATTCTTTTTCTCCTTTGTGTTTTACTTTTTTACTGTATTTTGTTCTGTCTCGCATAGTAACTGCCTTTACGAATTTGCGGGCATACTTGGCTACTATATTTTGATGTTTCTTGTTTTTCATAATAAGATAATTATACAGGAGTTAAGGAATTTTGTCAAGAGATTTTTTTGATTTGGCATCAGAAATTTGATGTGGAGGGAATTTGGGAAATAAAAAACCCTCGAACCTTGCTGTCATGACCAGTCAAAGAATGAGGGGGAAATGTTAGTATTGCATCTTTCATATTGTTTCACTTCAGCCACTAGAAATTAATTAAAACTTAGTGGGGCAGTTTGCAAACCCTTTGTTATAGGAGGGAGAACTGCCAAAAGAAACCTACTGTTTGATCCTATTGTTAACGCAGTAGAGACTAATCCAGTAACAAAATATCTGCGTTCGAAGACTCATACTGCTTTCGAGTATAGAAGGGTTACCTCATTCTCTACAATACCACCACCGCGGACAGGGGGAGTAGGAATGGTTTACACAGTCTACAACTCTAATCAAAAGGTTTACCAGCGCAAGCCGATAAAATTATTGCTTCTAAGTATTCTTATTTAAACCGAGAAACTATATACTCGGGGGGTTACTCTGTATTTATAGAGCGGCTCGGGAGTCCTTCCGCTGCAACTGTTGTTGTTTAGTCAGATTGATGTCCTTTCTGACGCATTGTGATACTTTTTTAAATGGTCTACATTATGCTTTACCCCATTTTGATACTATGCTCACATTACTTGATGGGCTTGACAGCTAAAGCTGAATCGCACCTTGCACTCTGAGTATCTGTTATGAGCGCAGTAGCCGTTCATCCTCTCGCATGCGAGTTTTGGACATTGTGGTAGCTCTACTACTATTAAGGACTCATTGCCAAGGATTTATTTACTTAGTATTGCTACTAACACCTTTGGGACTCACTGCCTTACTCAAAAAGAAAGTGCTTCAGGGATATTACGACTGCTTTCGCAGGTGTACATTGAAGCACTACTTTAACTAAAAGTAAACTACTCGCAGGTTCTTATGATAGCTGTTTCACTCACTTACTTTTAAGAGTATGGGGAAGGTTGAAGAAGTTTATTTATTGGCGTTAGCTCAATCATTTCTTTTTACTTGGGTACTTCGGGGTTTACCTGCCACATACTATTAAAAGTGCTGTTTTCCTACTATATTTTACTTGCTTCCTGTGGAAAACGCTGCATAAAGTCAACATTATCAAGGGTAGAATATTGTCGTGTATTCTCCAATAATCACGGGTTGTTACGCCTCCAAAGGTTCACATTGCAATGCTACTACTTTTTCCTCACGCCGACCTTCTCTTACTGCAGAAGCGGATCAGATCACTACTGCTGGGGATTGGTAATTGAAACCAACCTCTACTCTCTACAATCATGGTTGAGAGTTGCCTTCGCACATAGGTATGATACCAATTTACGAAACGAAGGGCTTTTATCTTTTTTCGATATAAATATATTATACCGAATGTGAAACCATTTGTCAAGAAGAATTTTAAAGTATTTATCTTGACTCGGATCAAGGTTGATCGGGATTGCTTAGCAAGTTGCCCTCGTTTCCTCTTTTTCCTTAATATAGATATATTATATCAGGCTAATAACCATTTGTCAATAACAATTTCAAAGTATTTTCCTACTAATCATCATTCACAAAAGGTGGTTACTTAGGGCAACCACTCCTCGACAAGTTAGCTAGAGATTGTGTCAATCAATCTTTGGAGGTCAGCCTTGCTGGCTTTCACTAGGGAAGGAAGTTCTACTTTGTAGTGTGCTTCTATGGTGGCTAGTAACTCTGCTTTTCTTACGATAGCTTCACCAGTTTTTGTTGTGCGTGGTGTAGCCTTGTATACGCCTTCTCTTGAAAGTTTGGCGATAACTGAGCGAGTATTCTTGCCTAAGTCTTTAGCTATTGCGTCTACAGTCTCTCTTGTAGGGTTAGCTGTGTATGTTGCGACCATTTTGTCGGTCATTGGTTGTGTGTAGTTGGCTTGTGCCATTGGTATCTCCTTGATAAATAGTTGGTTGTAAAATTGTTTAATCGTTTTCATTATGATAATATTATAACAACTCTGGTCCTCGCTTGTCAATAGATCGGCTTAAGTTTTTTAAAATACTTTCCTTTGCTAATAAATCTTGATTGTTCATTTCCCAAAT